TAGAGGTGTTCAGCTGAGTGGGCTGCAGGCGAACGTACATGTTGCCGACCAGGTCGCCGTTGCGGGCGATGGTCACGGACACGCGCCCAGAGTTGGAGGGGGTGCCGTTCACCGTCTGCTGGATGTTCTCCATAGCAAAGTTGGTGTGGCGCTTGTACACAGCCTGGAAAAAGGTCACCTTGGGCTGACCAGTCAGATACACGTCCTGAGCGCCATAAGCAACGAGCTGCATAAGTCCACCGGCCATTTTGTACTATATACCAAGAAAAAAATTTAGTTGGCAAAAGCGAGACCTCCCATTCCAGATGCAATTCTCAGTATGTTGTAATTGACGGCAAACATCTGTTGAACCAGGGAAGGCATACCCGTCTTGAAGCTGACCGCCACCTGAGCCATGTCGATGCGGCTGAAATTACAAGAGCCGCTTGGCTGAAGATCCTCTGGCTTGAGAGCAAAGGAGTAAATGTAAATTCCCGGGTAGGGGTGACCCGCGTGATACTGGTAAGGCTGGTACTGGTTGTAATACTTGCCAAACTGCTCGGTGGCGCGATCCGTACCGTTCAGAATCAGCTTGAACTTGTGCAGAGGACCCACCTCCTGACCGTACGTGACGTTGGCGGTGCCGTACTGGGGCAGACCAGACTCTACCCACAGGACATTTCCAGCAAGCACGTTCGCCTGTGCAAAAATAGTACCGTTCTGGGCGACTGAACCAGCTGCGGTCGAATAAAGTGGCGATGAAAGAACTGATGGGATGAACAGATTTGGGCAGCCTGTGTTGTGGGGCTGTGTAAGAGCGCCAGACTGAGCCAAATTGTTAGTATCAATAGTTACATTCACATTTGCGACGTTTGATGAGAAATTCCACATGGCGTTGGGGTTTGAGCTTGGGGCTGAATTCTGGTAAACCCAGATGAGTTCCTTGACTGGGTGGTTGTACTGCATGCGAATGACGCTTGGCGTGTTCTCGGTTGATGACCCGACTGGGTCACCGTTTACGTGCTGAACCTGCTCAATCAGGTACTCCTGGTTCTTGGTGGCAAACTTATCACGCTCCTCCTTGTCCAGGTAGACGTAGTTTGCCCAGACGGCTGGGGGGTTGCTTCCGAAATAGTTGGCATATGTAGAAGTCAGGGTGAAATCGATGCGAACCTCGTGGTACTGCAGGGCAATCAGTGGCAGGAACAGACCTGGGTTGCGGTTGAAGAAGAACAGCAGGGGAAGATACACATACCCGGTCGAGGTCTGATTCACGTTATTAGGCACGGGTAGCGAAGTGAGCTTTCCGTAATTAGATTTCTTTGACTCGTCCAGGAAGCACTCAGCGTACAGACGGAACCACAGCTGGTAGTGCTTGTCGATTGACTGACCACCGATAAAGAGTTCAACCGAGTTGAAAGCACGCTCTGCGACCCAGCACATATCAGCGACGTTATTGTTAGTCGTCAGCTGAGCTGAAGAGGTGGGGGTAGGCTGGAGCGTGACCCACATGTCGCCAATCAGGTCGCCGGTGCGTGCCAGCGTCACGGAAACGAGCCCGCCGGGGTTGGGCTGTCCAGCCAGAGTCTGGGGAATTGCCTCCATGGAGAAATTGGTGTGGCGCTTGTACACGGTCTGGAAAAAGGTGACTGTTGGCTTGCCAGTCAGGAACACATCCTGAGCACCGTAAGCGACGAGTTGAAGCAGGGCTCCACCAGGCATTTTAGTATTACTCGCGATTTTAATTGAGACCTATTTTCTACACCAATAATACAAATGTCTCAGCGTCGCCCAATGCCCCCAAAGACCCCAATGCCACCACCACCAGAGGAGGATGAGGAGGACGAGTTCGACGAGGATGATTTCGAGGATGGTCCCGATATGCTTGAGGCGCTCGCGAGCCTGCTCGCCACCGAGGACGGTGAGACAATTGCATCAATTCTGGCAGGAACCAAGGATGCGACCGAGAAGATTGCCCTCCAGCTCGAGATGCACAACAAACTTTTGGTCAAGATTGTGGCAGCTCTAAATAAGATGGTTCCCGTGATTCCAATTGGAATTGAGGCTCCCGCCTAAAAAACCAGTCGCTCTCGCAGATTTGGGTTCAAGATGAACAAGAGCCTAATGAGCCTTAAAAAAGTCTCGCGTGATTTCAACAATGGCAAGCAGACGTGTTCACACAATTCAAAAAGATGTAACACCCGAACATGAAGAAGAAATTAGAATTGCAAATCAAACAAATGAAATCAACGCATGGACCGTCGGTGAGCTTGAAACTTGTATTTCAAAAGCAGAAAAGGATGCTGGTTTTGATATTCGTGGGAATACACTCGCGTCTGAAAAAATGTGGGCGTTTGTTCTTTTCCCAGAGACCCAGGAGAGGGATCAGGATCAGTACCCTATGAATTATGATCAAGAACATATCAAAATTCGAAAGGATCGGTTTGTTAACAGTTGTCGGACCCTTCTGACTCGGATCGAGTCTCTTGACGCAAACAAGACGCCAAGCAAAGACCTGAATGGAGATGAATTTACTCTTGAATTTCGAGTTCGGCGACTCATCGTGGACCGCAAGGAGATGTTTGACCAGTACCGCATCTGGGAACGCCGGCACAACAGAATCAATAATCCGACTCTCGCGATAGACAATACAGATATGAGTCTGAAGGATGATGATGACATGAGTCCGTATCAAAAGCTTCTTTTGTACTTGCTCCATCGCGCGTACGACGAGGGGTACCGTCGTTACAAGGGTCAGTGCTGCATGCAGATTCGCAATACGCGTGCGTGGCGCATCGTCAAGGACATCAAGGATTACGTGTATGACGTCACGCAAAAGGAGGATGAGCCTGAGATGTGGAAAAACCTCACGAGCCGTGGGAATCTCGTGTCTGACGTGGTCAAGCACATGACTAACTGCAAGGATTTCCAGTTTCCAGAGATTAAGAAGGATCGGCACGTTTGGTCGTTTCAGAATGGGCTTTTGATCGGTAAGGACTGGGACGGTGAAAAGTATAAAATTAAGTTTTATGACTACAATTCTCACGAATTCCATGAACTTGACCCGACCATCGTGAGTTGCAAGTATTTTGACGCGCCTTTTAATCCATACGAAGAGCTTGAAAATTGGTGGGACATTCCCACGCCTAATATGCAACGTGTGCTTGATTACCAGAAGCTCGATCCTGATGTTGCCAAGTGGGTCTATGTCTTCATGGGGCGTCTGTGCTTCGATGTGAATGAGATTGATGGCTGGCAGGTTATTCCGTTCCTCAAGGGTATCGCCCGATCAGGAAAGTCCACGCTCATCACCAAGGTGTGTCGCAAGTTTTACGAGACGGAGGATGTTTCAGTCCTTTCGAACAATATCGAGAAGAAGTTTGGGCTTTCGAGCATTTACAACGGGTTCATGTTCATCAGTCCGGAGGTCAAGGGTGATCTTCAGCTCGAACAGGCGGAGTTTCAGTCGCTCGTGTCTGGTGAGGATGTGAGCATCGCACGTAAGTTTGATACGGCTCTGACGTTTCAGTGGAAGACGCCTGGTATTTTGGGCGGAAACGAGGTTCCAAACTGGAAGGACAATTCAGGATCCATCTTGCGTCGTTTGGTGACAATCAACTTTGGTCGCCAAATTGCAGACAATGATTCGGACCCGAATCTTGAGAAGAAACTGGATGTTGAGATTCCAACCATCCTGTGCAAGTGTCTGAGGGCGTACCTGGACTACGCAAGTAAATACAGTGACAAGGATATCTGGAACGTACTTCCCAAGTACTTCAAGACGATCCAGAGCCAGGTGGCGTCAGTCACCAACTCGCTCCAGCACTTCTTGGCGTCCGAAAAGGTTCGGTTCGGTCCAGACTTGTTTGTACCTCAAAAGGTTTTCATTCTGCACTATCAGCAGCACTGCAGCCAGAATGCACTTGGCGAGAAACCAAAGTTCAACCAGGATATTTACGCAGGACCTTTCAGTTCGCGCGAGGTTGAAGTCAGGACAGACTCTAAGATTTACAACGGAGTTACGTACGCTCTACAGCCATTCATCTTCGGTATCGACCTGTCGGCTACCGAAAATTAAAATATCATAAAATAAGAGAATGAATGCATCCGCCGCCGCGAGAAAGATACAACGTATCTTTCGCTCGAAGCGCGTTTTTACAGAAAATTCAGGAATCAAAACTCGAAATGCGAATGCAGAGGCACGAGCTTTATCAGCCTTACGGGCGAATGTACGTCGCCAACTCGAAGAAGAACGTCAGATTAGAAACGAGCGCTTTAAAAAGGGTGAAGAATATGGGTTTATATATGAGCCTGAAAGTCCTGTCAGGGAAGCCGACGTGAATGCGGCTCTCAGAGGGAAGAATATTCCAGTCGTTTCAGTCGGTTCATCCGTTCGCTTTTCCAAGTCTAAAATCACTTCGTTTATGACGACCGTAGAAGCGCACGTGGATATTCCCAAAATATTCACACATGCGCCGGTCGGCTTCAGAGAAGTGTATGGCTATCAAGCGATAGCCAAGGGCTGGAATCCACAGATTCGTTATCACGAAGGCAAGTGGATTGGAAGTCCCGTGGGAATAAATTACGTGTTTGCAAAACGCGGGAAACTCACACTCCGCATGACGACCAAGGAAATTTCAATTGGAGGGTCTGGAAATTTTGAGGAAATTGCCATGGCTCTTAACAAGTGTTATTTGAACGGGTGGATCACGGCGGCGAGCCGTAACAAGCCGTACCAAATAAAATCAATCAACGGGACATTTAAAGTGAATAAAAAGATCAACCTCGAGGTTCTTGCCAAGTTGCTTGAAGGCTCGTCGTCCCTCGCTGAAAAACCATCCCTGCGTTCAGGGAAGGTGGAGGCTCTGAGCAACTCTCCAAATGCGAATGTAGGTGGTGGTTCTAATGAGCGTGTACCTAATATTGGAGAGGGAAATTGGGGCTTGGGATTTGGCGAGCGTCCCGAGCCCATGTATGCACCCGAAAAGAAGAAGAGAACCAAGGCGCCACGCAAAACACTCAAGTCACTGGTCCTCAAATTCAAGAAACCAAAATTCACGTATACAATTTTCGAGAATGGGACGGTTATGTTCACTGGAATTAAAAATTCCGAAGATCTCGAGGTTCCTAAAGAGTTTTTCAAACAGTTTTTCGCAGTTCCAGGATCTTCAAATGCTGTTTTTGGAAATGCCGTGACCAAAAGTGGTGAGACTAACAGAGAACGCCTTGCACGCCGGTACCCATCCGCGGGTACATGGAATAAACTTGTAAGCCCCGTTCCACGTGGATACTACATTCGCCCAGGTCCCAACAATAAACCCCGGCTTTACCCATACCAATATTACACACAACTCGAGCAGGGTCCTGCGGTTCTCAATTCAAGGGCTAACCTTAAATCTGTTTACACAAAGGTCAAAAAAGCTTTTGAGAAGGTTGGAAAGCCTATTCCGGCACACACCCTGAAAGTGTTTAGAAATGCAGGATACCCCCTGAATAACGCACCAGCTGAGAACAAGAAAAAGTACGCAAATACGGCAAACAGGCGCGCACCGAGCTGGAATGCCGAAAAGACGGGCTTTTACGTGCGACCTGGTCCTGGTAAGCAGCCTTACTGGGCGGCGGTGCCTGCGGGACTCGCAGCCGGGCGCAAGACGGTGATTAAGAAATACGCAGATGCTGGAAAGAATATCCCAGCAGCTGTACGTAAGATTTTCAGCATCGGGAGCAACGTCGTCACTGCAACCAACGGACCAAAGCACAAATTGAATGTTAACGCTGGAGTTTTAAAGATCAACGGGCGTGAGTGGACGCGCCTCACACAACCTGAACTCTTAGCCATCGCACGCAATCTGGGTATCGCGGGTGCATCAAATAAGAGTGGTAAAACTAACATTGCAGGTATGATTCAGAGTAAGATGAAAGGAAAGGCACCTGCCCCGGTGGTGCTCCCACCCGTGGCTCGCCCCCCACCTACACCTTCCCCATCAAACTCAAACTCAAACTCATTGAACAATTTTGGAAAGGAATTAGAGTTCGGACTTAGACTACAGACAAATCTGGGCAACGTGTACCAAAATGGAAATGAGGGTTTGATGATGGTCAAGTACAGGCAACTGCCTTCAGGAGCGCGTGGGAACCCACTCAAGGCGAATGCAAATAAGGCATACAAGCAATTTGTTAGAAATGTCAAGGAATTGAGAGGCATAAAGAACGCTAAAAAGCCACGCGCGCCAGTCAATCAGACAGTCTATAATGTGTACAACATACCTAGAAGCGCTGTGAATTTTTCAAATCAACTAGAGAGACGCGGGTTGAATTCGGGACGCAAAAATGGGTGGTCGTGGACTGAACTTCGCTCAGCACTCAAAGGGAAGAATTTGAGTGCGGCAGAATTAAAAAAAATCAAGAATTCATGGGACAAAAACATAGTGGCAAAGACGGCACGCAAGACGATACGCAAGAGAAAGCTCTAAATGCATTTCAATAGGTCAAAGACCTTGTACAATAGCTTGAATAGTTCATCCCTTGACTGGACCTTACCCGGCTCTACAATCTCCATCTCCACCTGATAGCTTGTATCTTCGTCGCAGTCCTTGTCCTCCGGGTCCCCCTTGATCATACTCAGGTCAATAGAGAGATTCTTGCGAACAAAAGACCAACGCTCCTTGGTCTTTTGCTCATTACTCGTCTCGTCACCATCGTACTCGAACGGCTCCTCGGTTGAAATCCCTAGCCGGATATCAAAGGGGTGTCCCTCCAGCGCAAAGTCGTCCACCTTGACTCTTCGCTTAATACACCCCACCTGCTCGTCAGACTCCTCGTCGACCGTCAGACGCTTCCCCCCATCGAAATAGTAGACCGTAGCGCTCGTGTGCTTTTTAGCCTCCCACCCGTTATAAGCTTCCAGGGCAGTGAGGAGTTTCTGGAATGTGTCCCGACCTACATTCGTGTCGAAATTCCTTTGCGACTTGCGCCCGAAACGAAATTCTATTTCAATATTCTCCCGGTCCTTGTGTGAGTTGATAATCGACTCCCACTGGTCAAAGAGGCGGTGAGCCATTTGCATTTGACCATTCTACCACTTTTGTCTCTAAGACATGACATGACACGAAAATTTGTGTTAGAGAGGAAAATCGTAATAAATGCAAGTAGAGATGAGAGGTCTTTGGAATCTCGGAAATACCTGCTTTTTTAACACGGCTGTACAGTGTCTCGCCCACGTCCCACCCCTGACCAATCACTTTTTTACAGCCGATTTGGAAGGGTGCCCATGTGACATTACCAAAGAGTATCAAAAAGTGGTGAAACAGTTATTTATCAAGGGAGAGACCAAACCTGTGAGTCCGAGCGATCTCATGGGGGCTTTCCGTGCCCGATTTCCACGCTTTGACCCTGGGCACCAACACGATGCTCAGGAGGTGGTCCTTCTGCTCATAGATGTTTTCGAAGAGTCGCTTGGAAAGGAATTTATCACAGATCTCTTTAACGGCGACGAGTCCCAAGAGACGGCGTGGGAAGGTGGGACCTCCACAATCACCACCCAATTCACGACACTTATCCTAGACGTGTCTGAACCCTGTCGCCTCCAGGATTTACTTGAGGACAGACAAAAATCAATTTTAATTCAAAATTACAAGGACGAAGGGGGTGGTGACCATGAGGAGGCTCGGGTGACCAGTACGGTGACCCGGTGGCCAAAGTTTACTAATTTTTCTTTTTCGATGTACGACTATAAATTTCCAATCGAAATTCCTTTTGAGTTTGAGGGACGTAAGCTCTTTGCGTGTATCCTACATATGGGACATAAGCAAGGAGGGCACTATGCTTTACTTGTGAGACGGTACGATAAGTGGTACATTAAGGACGATGAAACGATTCACGAAGTGTCTGATATATTAAACATGAAGGGGGAGTTTTATCAAGCGTGGTATCGTCCTAAGCGCTCACTTGACTAGCTCTCCAACTTGAATATCTTCCCTTAGATTGACCATGGTCCGGAAATACGTGCGGCGATTATTTGCGTGCGTCTTGTCGGTCCGGACTTTTTCCACAAAAAACCCTAGATCGCCGTACCCACACTCCACGATCGTCCCATCAGGGAAATCCGGGCGCTGATTTCTTGTGTGCAAGTCCGCCTCCTTATAAGGAACCCCGCGATCCTGCACCCATAGCTCACACCCATTTCTCAACTCGAAATCGATGGTTATTCTCTCCTTGGGTTTCCACTTGAACATAGTCTCGTGAGTTCCCACGCGAATAGGCTCGTTGATAGGCGTAAGCACGAGCCCATCCGTTTCATACTCGTAGCTGTCCAAAGCGGGCAATTGCTCCGACCCCCACAGGTACATAGCCTTGACCCGAATTTCAAAGGGAGCTTGTGCCGTTTTGATGATTCCCTTGACCGCCTTCCGCGCTGCGTCGAGGCGATAATTTAGGGGCTGGCTCGTGAGATTTTCCCCCTTGACTCGCACGGCATCGTGAATCACAAATAAGCTCTTGCCCGCCTTGGTTTTCACGAGTTCTCCATCGAGTAAAGTGTCCTTGGGTACTCGGATTTTTACCGGTTCAATAACAAACGCGCGGTTTATCAAAAACACCCCCTCTTCAGTACTCGCAAGCAAGTGGCGCACGCCATCGGTTTTTTCGCAGATAAAATAGGGCTGACGCTTTAGCAAGGAAAAGTGCCTACGCTCGATCGAGACGGGTTGGGGTCCTGGAAATCTGGTCCCGTCAGATTTCCACGACTCCTGGACGAAATTCAACAGGGCTTCGCTTCCCATATGAGTTTCTTGACTATTAAGACGTTTGTTTGTTTAAGGCTGTGACATTACACGAAAGTTTTGTGCTGCGGCGCAATTAGCAATTCAGCATCCTCGCGGCGGATATCGTAGGTCTCCATAAGCGTCGCCCAAGTCCACTTTGCTTCCACGAGCAGTTTCTGCGTCTGTTGCTGAAGAGCATCTGGGGTCCGCAGCATGTGCTCGGAAATGTGCTCGAAATTGGGATATTTGCCCTCGAGCAGGAATTCAGTCACGTGACAGATCAGGTCCAGCTTTTCCTCGTCGGTGTACCGGTGACCCTGCCGGGAAAGCCCGTCGCGGTCATGGGCAAAAGCCTTTGACGCCTGGTGACCCTTGAAAAATAGCTTCTGAGCTACCTCCTGGATAACAGGGTCAGTGTGCTGACCGTACGCGAGCATACGATAATAGAGCGTGTAGAGCTCCTCCATTTGTGTTTGTCTTTTTTATCCCAATCCTGACCCATGCGTCGACAAGACACGAAAGTTTTACTTTAAAAACCCGTACGAAAGAATAATTCGAGCTTTTGAACCTTCTACTTTTTCACAATAGTGTTTGTGTAAACCTGCATAACATATAATATAGGTACGCTCTCTGACTTGTATCGTTTCATCATTATATATTGGCATGCCACCTTTTTGTGGAAGTTGGACAAAAACATTAAATCGGGTATGAATTAAATCTCCTCTGTTCGGATCAATATGAGGATGTATTTGACCACCATCTTGAATATATCCAATATAGTCGGTAAGTAAAGGTTCTTGCATAACACCATACAACTTTTCACGCTGCACGATTCTTTCACGAATTGTATACACACATTCTGGTACATCTGGAAGTTCACGAAACTTGCGATACTGACGCCCTGTCCCATTTTTCTTAAAACGGTGATAATTTAAATTCGCCCATTCTATTATTGTTTTTTGTTCTTCGGGTTTCATCACTTCATCCATATAAGTTTTACAAGATAATACTCTACGGCTCTAGCCGGACACCCGAAGCCTCGAGGATATTCCCGAAACACTCGTGAACAAAGTGACACACGACAATTGCCTCAGACATGACCCCGATCTTGATTCCAATATTCTTGAGCGTCTTGAACATGATTTCAGGTGGACCCTCGAGTGGGAGCTTGATGGGCTCCTTGCCGCCCCGGAGCTTTTTATCGACTGGCTTGGTATCCATCGCCCATACACGCGCATTTGTATTTTCACACTCGTAGAGACCATCTGCGAGCTTTCTCCCCACCTCCGTATCAAATGCGAGCCCGCGCTGTCCGGCAGGCTCGCTCGAACCATCCTTTGTCTTTTTCGTGAACTGGTCCCAGTTAATTCCCTCCTTGACCGAGGGAAACACCATCACCTGAACACCCTTCTCAAAAGGGTCGACAACCTTGGAAAGAATTTCGTTATTTAAATTTGTGCCATAATCCATCCAGAAAAGACGCTCACCAGTCTTTATCAGTTTGGGAAGGGTCGAACGGTCCTCCACGAAATGAACCTCGAGGTGCTGTCCCTTCTGCATGCAAATCATATGTAGGTTCATCATTGTGTGGAGGGTCGTTGCACTGATAGACTTGTTGCGAGTCACTGCACAAATATGAAGAACGGTCATTTGGTTTAAACACCTTTTTAAACCTTAACTACTTAATCGAATATTTCCAAATAAATCCTCCAGAACTTTTTTGTTTATTTCTTGCACATTTTCCTATACCCTCCATCGAAGTTATAGTCTTCTCACTCGCCTCCTTTGCTGATTTAAATGTATTAATAATAGTCATACCGTCTAGGCTCCATTGTTCAACGGGTTTACTCTTTGTCTCACTCAACTTCCTTCTGTGTTCTTCACTTTTGGGTTTCCCCTTGTGAATTTCGCTCAACTTCACTCGCGTTTCTTCACTTGTAATTCGACCCTTCATAGCCTCACTCAACTTCCTTCTGTGTTCTTCACTTGCAGTTCGACCCTTCATAGCCTCACTCAACTTCCTTCTGTGTTCTTCACTACGAAGTTTGCCTTTGTTAGCTTCACTAATCTTCTTCCGGGTTTCTGCACTTTTAATTCTACCTTTGCCAGCCTCGCTTATCTTTTTTCGAGCTTCTTCACTCTGATGTTTCCCAAACATGGGATGAGCTTCACCACCATTTGATATATCGAATCTTGGGTTTTTTTCCCCGGTATTCGCAATACGCAATTTTTCCCGAGTTTCTTCACTCATTTGAGAATTTCCTGTATTATTACCTATTACTAGGTTATACCCCCCAGGCGATAATGTTTTTCTACTAATTATTTCAGTATCCTCGGTTGCGGCGATAATTCGTTTCCAGTTTTCTCCATGGGTTTCAAATGTTATAACATGTATTATTTCTTTTTTAAAAGCATCCCAACCGTGACATCTAATGGCATTATACAATCGCGGTGAATCTTCTTGTCCCTTTTCAGCACAGCGCTTGTGTTCTTGCCATCTAGCTGGTATACCATCACAGTCCCATGATTTTCCTACATATTGCAGTCCAGTAGGTCCTGTAATTAAATAAACGCCAGTTATCTTCTGCATTCTAACTTAAACACTCATGCTCGTCTTAACTACTTAATCGAATAATTTGTTCCAAGATGTATCGGAGTTTTGTCAGATTATCCGCGGCAGGATCTACCCCAAGTACTTGATGGATTATTCCACCCTCTTCTATACTATTTTGTCTCATAAAAATACCGGCAGATTCGTTATTTTTCCCGTTTAATATTTGTTTCGCGATTTTTATAGAAACTAATAATTTGTGCAAGGGATATTCAGAAATTTTACAAAAATGGGTAATCCAATAGTCCGAACCATAGGAAACAAACAATTCTTCCCCGGCTTTAATGTTTCTACGCGAGTACATTACATATTCTTCACCATCTTTGCTATACCCGACATTCATTTTTTCATAAGAATGTTTATTATAAGAGGTTTCAAGAATTTTCATTGATTTTAAACTAAAAAATCCGTGTTCATTTAAAGGTAAATTTGCAAAGTCTATACTTGAAGCATCATTAATGAGTTGTCCAATACCATGTGTTCCTTCAGCAAACCTGTGCCCTAACCGTATAGTACCGTTAAACTGGTGCTGTATTGCATACGGATCCGTACAATTTTCTCCCGCTGGTTCATCACGACCGGCATAATAACACACGGGTTCTCCTTGTTTGATATCGCTTAAAGTAAAAACACCATTTCCGGCGCCTGGAATGGTGCTAGGTCCGACTTCAAGATGTGTCTTGAATAGCATAATTTACACACTTACCTGACCCTTAAGACGATCCTCGAGCTTTCCCTGGAACCGGATATTTCCCACGTGTCCTAGGACAGTCATGCAGTCGGCAAAAATCTGTCCGCCCATCTGCTGCCAACGCCGGCAAAATGCATAATCCTCTGAGAGGTACCGGCGCGTCTGTGGGTCGATCATACAGTCAAACACCGCCACGTACTCGTCCAGGTCCTTATTCTGGTGGTCATTCACGCAGTTAAGCTCAGGGTAATGAGCAAACATCTTTCTGAATACATCACGCTTGATGAGCAGGAAACCGGTGGGACCGTCCAGGACCTCGGCGAACCCATCCTTAATCTGGGTCTGCTGGTACCGGAAGTTGAGCACGAGGGATGCGGCGACGCGTGCGAGGTCGCGCCCAGACTCACCTGATTTCACATAGGCTTCCGCCTGGTCCCACATCACAGTCTTTTTGGGGTACGCGGCGCACGAAACCTCGTGACCAGACTTGATGAGCCGGACGACAGACTCGGGGTCAAAGTGAATATCTGCGTCGATAAAGAGAAAGTGGGTCGCCTGGGTCTTTTGGTAAAAACGGGCGACAGCTAGGTTACGCGCGCGATGGACGAGGGACTCATTTTCTGTGGTGTCGAGCATCATTTGGATGCCATTCGCTGCACACGTGCGCTGGAGACGAAGCATGGACTCGGCATACGCTTGGAGACAAATACCACCGTAACAAGGTGTGCTTACAAATAATACAATTCCAGACATTTCTATTTCAAACAAGTTCCTTTTTAATTATAGCCTCAATCTTACTTAGAGTCGGCTCAGAAACTTCACAAATTCGGCAAATCTCCTTCTTGTCAGGCTTGAGATTGAGTTGGCTCAACACGATGTAGATGACCGCGCACGCAATCGCTTTGGGCGTTCTTCCCATGAGCTCCACACACTCCTCCAGCGATTTACAAACCTTGACAATCTTGCACTTGACGCGTCCTCGATCACTTTCCGGAATGCACGAAATGCCATTAACGAAACGGGGGATAAGATCGGCAGGCTGCGTCACGTGGATCATCGTGTCAGGATTTTGCTCCTGATACATATCAAAAGTCCTGGAAATATCTCTTGAAGGAATTTGAAATGCATCTGCAATCTCCTTGGTCGTCCGAGACACATTATTCTCGCGACACGCCTGAAACACGCAGTTCGCCTTGATGCCGTTGCGCACAGCTCCTCTTGTCAAGACTGCACTGTTAAACGCCCGGTACTTGATCGTTGCATCGTAAATGACGTTATCAGTCAACTTGAGAACGTCTTTGCATATCCTTGTAATCTCAGCATAAGCATAAAACAAAGCACGATCTTTGTGATTCATAGAAGCGTGTAGATTCAATCGAGCCATTTTGGATTTACCAGCAATCATCGTATTCATCCCCCAGGCGGCTGAAAAGAGGTCAGTCTTGATAGGAGCGCCTACGCGGGTAGGGTCCGCCCCACCCGAATCGAGGTCTGCTCCAGTTCGCCACTCAGGCTCGTCAGATACGAATGCATCATCCTGAACTCCGCATTCCATGCACGTTGGTAAATCAATCTCAAACCCGTCAAAAGTTTTGGGACCGCCACAGAACCGACACATATATTGTTCAACATTCGAAGTCGCCTCTAGGAGGGGTTCAGCCTGAACCCTAAGGAAATCGAAATCAGCCCAAACACGATCGAGTTCCATTTAACCTACTCAACTAGAGGGGTGCGGCACCCCAGCCTGGAAAAAACACGAATTCTTAGTAATGCAGTCTGCAGTTCCAGTTGTTGATCATGTTAAGCGCGCGGTTATTGAAGACATAAAGGCGAAGGGTCCATTTAACATCTTCAACATCGTGGCGGTGGTTGCCATCCTGATCATCGGTTATTTCCTGTACAAGAAGTTCACCGAGAAGTTCCAGAAGGGCGCCATCAATATTCCTCAGGTGAGCGCTCCCATCAAGAAGGAGTCCGTGAGCATCGTGGCGCAGGCTGCTGAGGTGCCACCCCAAGAGGATGACGAGGTCGTGCCCGCCTAGACCCATTCAACCGGATCCCAAATTCCATGAATTGCCGGACCTATTGGAAAAAATGGTTCTATAGACCACTGACCCGTGTGACTCAGCAGGTCCATCAGGATATGAAAAGCATAAATATTTCTGGCTCTTGAATTTTGAATTAAAATTAAAAACCATAAAGAGTGTGGGAATTTATAAAACCATACATACGAAGACCAGTTTTTTATCACGTGCCAAGGCGTATTCGGGTCCACGAATGCCCCCCCGGGTGATAAAAAAAGTGCCATCGGTAAATCAGGTGCAATTGCCCAGAGCATATCATCCAACTCCAACTTCCCAAAATATGCGCGAGTTGTTAATAGATGTCCTAACCAGAGCATCGCTTATTATCAAGACATTTTTTAAGAAAACTCACAGTCCTTGGTTTCATTTTACGCAGTGGGCTGAGATGGTTCAAGACGTCAATGTCTTGGGGTTGAATTCCATAGTCTCGCAAAATTTCTACATTTTCGTGTTCGGCAAATTCCCTAAGAACCAAGAGCTCGTCATAACACAGACGTTTCCCGGGTATCCTATTTGCCATGGCATCTATTCTTTTAGCACGCATACACATGTTCTGGTATTTGGTCCATGCAGATCCTGGTCGAAGCTTAGACCTGAGAGTATGAGCAATTTCCATTGATGGTAAAATACAACCCCATAAATTGAAATAATGAAGAAGTTCCCAGTCACCACCATATACCCTAGACTCTATGATATCAGCCTCACTCAACATATTTATGATAGTAGCGTGGTCCCCTTTACTATCCGGGTAATTTTCATGTAAAATTGAAGCTATATTTCCAGGTTCCTGAACAGGGTGACCTATATAGTGGATCGGGTTTACATTGGATTCTTTTGAAACGAGTGAAATTAGAAAATCACGGGGACACTGGAAATCGTCTCTCATGTCAGACTTGAAGTCGATGCTCTGAGCCACGATCCGGAGGTCTCCGTCACACGTGTCAATCACCGTCGGTTCAGCTTTGGGAAAAAGTTTCTTAATTTCTTCGGGGGTTTTCACAGGCATGTTATATACATTAATTTCAAAATCAAATTTCATGGGAACCTGTGACACTATAACAAAAAGACCTTTTGTCGGTGGTTCGGTAATTTCACGCATACCTATGAGTTCTGTCACACACTCGTATTCATCAAGAACCACCGGTAGCTCAGAATTTTTAATTTTAGTTAAAAATTCAATGGTATCCTGCTTGCTCCTCAAGATGTCCGGGGTCAGCTCGAGAAACCTTTCTAGCGTGTGATGGACGAGCCAGGTTTTACCCAGACCCGTTTTCCCGAAAACGCACACGGCAGGTCCTAGATTCGTAAATTCATGACTATTTTTTTGTACCGGTTTAGGAAGGTAGCGATCCATGGCGTCAAGTGAAGATGGAGAGGAGGACTCTCTTACCAAGCAGGTATTAAATATGATTTTAGAAAATAACGCACTACGGGATACGGCGTTCCCTTATATAACAGGGTACATAACCTTTAACGTCATCATTTTGGTTCTTTTGATTTATATCTCAGTAAGAATTAGTATTAGATGACTGTGAAGCTCTGCAAGTCCGGGAATAACACGCACAAATTCATGGCTGTCTTTTCGAATGGTAAAACCGTCAGGTTCGGGCTCAAGGGGTACTCGGACTATACGATCCACAAAAACAAGGAGCGTATGGAACGGTATCTCACGAGACACAAAAAGAGGGAATCTTGGGGACGTAACGGGAAATATACCGCGGGATTCTGGTCCCGCTGGCTCTTGTGGTCAAAACCCTCCTTCCAGGCTGCTTTGCGCCAAACACAGAGCGTACTCGGTGAAAAAATAGTCTATGCCAAATAGTATAATGGGATTCGAGGAAAATCTTGCAAAGAAGGCGGCAACCAAGGCGATCGGATACGCCATCCCAGGCGCTGGCGAGGTTCTGATGGCGAAGAATGCCGCTCAGGGCACAGCTAAACTCGCATCTTACGGTTTCGCCGCGTGTGCCTTCATCATGTTTGCAATTTTCATAGGAACCATGGCTGGGTGGATTCAGCAGAACAGCATGGGTGACAAGGCGGATAATACCAAGAAGCAAAATCTCAAGAATTCATGGATCGCATTTTTGGTTTTATTCGTGTGTTGCCTCATAATGTTCTTCGTTGCCAAGGGAGGGTCAGAGTATAAAATTGCAGGCATCGTATAAAATATATTGAGTGATAATAATAATGGGTCTCAAAGAGGCTATGGTCCCAGGATCCTTTATCATCGTAGCCGTTTTAGGTATTGCCCTTGCATCGATGAACATAAACACATACATGAAGTTGGCAAATGACAAGAGAGATGGTAATTCCACTAATAATTTCAATTTTTCCATCTTCATACTTGTGGCTTCAATTATTGCTCTTGGTGTCGCAGGCTATTTCACCTTCAAGTCAGTCCAGGCTCCAGCTCCGGAGGAGGCTGCTGCAGCCGTTGAGGAAGCCGTTGCTCTTGCAAAGAGTCTTCCAAACTTTAGCACAGCTGAGGCAGCCGTGCCTACTACTGAGCAAGTTCAGACTCTGATGACGCCCAACAACGTGCGTCATGCTCAGGCAGCTATGGATTCCGAACTTGACAAGCTCATTTCAGGTCTTGGGGAAACGAAGCAGATGAAGAATGCTCAGCTGCAGGCACGTCTCCAAGGGTTGATTGCGGCGGCTCAGGCTATGTCAGCCGCTACAGCTGCAGCATCCTAAAAAGTTGCTCCAGGGGGGGTCATGGGTTTTGCATTTTGAATCTTAATTGGTGTG